GGTTGTACTGGGCCGAGGTTACTAATCTCGACTCAGTACTGCCTAGCCCGGACCCCCGGGACTACCCTTTCAGATAATCCCGTTTTTCCGGAGGCATTACGCTAACGGAGCGTGCAACTAATTATTTCCTCGGTCTCAGAGCTTGCTCTGAGCCTTGGTATTTGGGAGCGCGTCTTGCCAGGAAGGCCTTTGTCAAGGGCCTACCTGACGCAACTTTCTACTAGCTAATGCCTTAGTGTGACACTAGCCTTCCTAAGCTATAACAACTCCCCGAGTGTTAGAAGATAGTAAGGTTAGCCCACTTTGCCGGACCCGGGCTGCTTCAATGCAGTGATCCCGGATCGTCCCCGTAAGCCGTTCCAGTACCGATATACATCGGATACCTTCACTAACTTAGGTTCTGGGTTTAGCTTAACCATAGCTTTAACAGCCGGTGCAGGGACTAGTGCTGATTTCTCAGCCATTCGTGTTACCTGCGTTAATATCGCACTCACCTGAGTGAGATTGAACTTGATATTAAGTTTTTGGAGGTGCTTCATTGCCTCCACAGCCTTATTGAGGCTATTTTCCGCCTCGACCATGCGGCGATTTGTAGTTGTGTCAACTAGCCGAGATGATGGATCTGAGACTTTCTCAGTGAAGAATAAATCTTCCTGGTACTTGTCAAAGATCTTCTCAATCGGGCTCAGTACACTCTCTAGCAACCCCGTTGCAAAGGGAGTAAACTGCACCAGAGAATCGAGGTTTAACCCTCTTTTCCCTGGCCCAGAAGACCACAGCCACTCTACCCAATTGGTAAAGGAGTATCGTGACCCAACAAGAGGATGTGTCAAGGTTACAATCAGGGCTCTCACCTTTTGTGTCATAGACACCCAAGATGAGTTGGCACCTGAAGCCGCCTTGAAACCTATACCTATCGCACGCAGAAAATTGCTTAGTGTACCAGCGGGACTCCACGCGGACAACGCATGGGCTACGCCCATGGTTGATTGAGCCGCTACCCAGAACGCAATGGGCATTCCGGATGTGTCTTCTCCCTTTCGGAAGAAGCGTTTCGCGAACTCAAGCGTTTTGTCGGACGAGACCAAGGATTTTGCAATCCCGATCTCCACGCCGATAAGGTCACAAAGTGCTACGTACTGTTTCGCAACAGCGTCATGGGCGATGACAATGTCATCACCCAAGACGGCGTACAGGTCGAACCAGCCTTTTAGTCCCGCGCGGTAAGCCGCGAATTGTACCATGCAGTGATGGGTTAAAGCGAGCATTGCCCAGCTTGAATAACCTCCCATTGGTTGGCCAACTGCATAACTAATACCTGATCCTCGAGAGAGGCCCATCAGTTTTGAAACTGAAGGGGGTAGGTGATACAGACGACCAACCAATAAGCGTTTCCAAGCCGCGGCAAAGTGGACTCCGAATATCCCCTGCAGTATAGACTGCTGGAGCTTGACCGGCAATCTATCCGTCGCTGCTTTAAGATCGTACGAGTAAATAATAGTTTCGGATGAAACTTTCTTTAGGAGTCTCTTGACTGGCGCAAGCTGGTCAAAAGTCCCGTCTGTTGGAATTTCCTTCAGACACTCGAAGATCCAGGCATGGAGCGGATAGAGTGCAAGTTGAGACCAGTAATCAAGGAGGGCGATGACCCTCACCTTTCCGGCCGGTTCATCCAGGAATGCTAATCTCCCGTTGTGAGCATACCCCCTTGGACAGAAGTCCTTAGGAGCTGTTTTCACCCCGAGAAAACGAGATCTTATCTCGGCAGTTTCCTGCATGGCGGTCCACAAGGATTTCGTCGTTCCCACTCCCCCGGCAAGGTGCCGGAGATACTGGTACAGACTCCACCCCCATGAACCACTAACCCAGTGGTGAGCTGAGCTAAACCGGGAAGCAAAAGATGAGTCGTATGTTGTTTTTACAACCACGCCATCCTCGTTCCTAGTCTCTAGCTTTAAGCTATCTGCAGAGGCACCGTGGATAACCATTGGTTCTGGTCGGGAGAGAACCTTATTTGCAATAAGGCCCCTCATCTTCCAGCCCGTGAAGTATGAGATACGAGGAAGGAACTCAAACCACACAAAGTTACCCCACTCCCGAAGGAAGGCTCTTTGCAGAGTCTTGCCCGGGTCGGTAATCGTTGATGTGTTAGGTATTCCAACGTACTCAATAACACGGTAAGTACCAAAGAATGTCAACCAAAGCCGCAGCGTTGGGAGATCCCCGCGTCGAATCAATTCACGTGCAAAACGTGGAATGACTCGAGGGAGCCCATCCGAACTCGCCGAGACACCGGTTTTACCGATGGATCGACTATTGGCTTTAAGTTGACTTCCCGACAGGCTTTGCTGAAGCATAACCTGTGCGGTTTTGAGGTACAGAACCAATCCCTTCTTTCCGCACGCACTTCCAATTCGGACGGCGAACATTGCGAAAGTAGAGGCTTGTATAGCTTTGGATCGATTTACGCTTCCCACCACCAGACGAACCCAGCTTATCGCTGAGGGCATCCAGTGGCGCCAGACTTTTAAATCTGGTGACCAATGAAGATGTTTACTTAAAACCTTTCGGTTTCTTAGTCGCAGCATGTTAAATAATAAATTTTTCATGTTGTAAGATTAAGTTAGTATAACAAACTTCACCTTCGGTTTCCCGGTCTTTGGGGTTTCCCCCTCCGAACCAGGGCCGCAGGTCCCACTGTGCGTGGTCGGGTTGTTAAACCGATGCAAGACATACAACGCCTACTACCCCACTAATTTAGACCCCCTGTCTCCCTTTCCCAAATGAATGGTACTCCAGGAAACAGATTCTCTAAAC